TAATGGACAAACAAAATCTGGTTTATATTCTTTGTTTATCCCAATGGAATGGAACTACGAAGGTTTTATTGATGAACACGGAAGTCCAGTATTCGATAATCCAGATAATGATGTACTCGGACCAGATGGTGAACTAATAGATATAGGTATTATAGAACATTGGGATAACGAAGCTGAAGGATTAAAATCTGATCAAGACGGATTAAATGAATTTTACAGACAATTCCCAAGAACTACTGAACATGCTTTTAGAGATGAAACTCAAAATAGTATTTTTAACCTTGTTAAAATATATGAGCAAATAGATTATAATGAAGACTTGGGTAATTCAATTGGATTATCAACTGGAAATTTTCAATGGGTTAATGGTGTAAAAGATACAAAAGTTATATTTTATCCAAATCCAAAAGGAAGATTTAAAGTTAGTTGGACGCCACCAGCTAATTTACAAAACAACGTTATAATAAAAAATGGCAGAAAACATCCTGGTAATGAACATATAGGTGCTTTTGGGTGTGATAGTTATGATATATCAGGTACAGTAGATGGTGTAGGATCTAAAGGCGCTTTACATGGATTAAGTAAATTTTCCATGGAAGATTGTCCTCCTCATCAAATGTTTTTGGAATATATAGCAAGACCACAAACTGCAGATATATTTTTTGAAGATGTTTTAATGGCATTAGTATTCTATGGAATGCCAATATTATGTGAAAACAATAAACCTAGACTTTTATATTATTTAAGAAGAAGAGGTTATAGAGGGTTTAGTATGAATAGACCTGATAAAGTTTGGAATAAATTATCTACAGCAGAAAAAGAAATAGGTGGAATACCAAATTCTAGTGAAGATATTAAACAATCACACGCGGCTGCCATAGAAATGTATATACAAGAACATGTAGGATTAAAAAGAGATAATACGTATGGTACTATGTATTTTACTAAAACATTGAATGATTGGTCTCGTTTTGATATAAATAAACGAACAAAATTTGATGCAACAATAAGTTCAGGATTAGCTATAATGGCTTGTAATAGACATTTATATGCTCCTAACGCAAAAATAGAAACACAAAAACTTGACATTAATTTTGCTAAATACAAAAATGATGGCATTACTTCAACATTAATAAAAGATTAATATATGGCTGAGTCAGTTATAAAAAAGATTTTCCCAAGTCAAATCGCTAGCGATTTAGAAAAAGTAACTCCAGAATATGGTCTGAAGGTTGCTAAAGCTATTGAATCCGAATGGTTTGATACTGATTATGGCGTTGATAGGTATAATTCAAACCAAAATTCTTTTCATAGATTGAGACTATACGCTAGAGGAGAACAATCAATACAAAAATATAAAAATGAATTATCTATTAATGGTGATTTATCATATTTAAATTTAGATTGGAAACCAGTACCTATTATACCTAAATTTGTAGATATAGTAGTTAATGGTATTGCAGAAAGAACATATGATGTAAAAGCATATTCCCAAGATCCGTATGGAGTTAGTAAGAGAACTAAATATATGGAATCTGTAATACAAGATATGCAAGGTAGAGAGTTAGCTAATTTTGCTGAACAGGCTTTTGGTATAAGTGTTAGACAGAATAAAAAAGAAGATTTACCAGATACTAAAGAAGAATTAGAATTGCATATGCAACTTAATTATAAACAAGAAGTTGAATTAGCAGAAGAACAAGCTTTAACAACTTTACTTGAAGGTAATAGATATGATTTAATATCTAAAAGAGTATATTATGATTTAACTGTATTAGGTATTGGTGCGGTTAAAAATACATTTAATACATCAGAAGGTGTTAAAGTAGAGTATGTAGATCCAGCTAATCTTGTTTATTCTTATACAGATTCACCTTATTTTGAAGATGTATATTATATTGGTGAAGTAAAAACAGTACCTATTAATGAAATAAAGAAAGAATTCCCTCAATTATCAGATGAAGATTTAGAGGAAATGACTGGACAAGGTTATCAAAATAAGGGAGTTTTTGGTAGTGATTTAAAAAATGATACAAACGCAGATAGCAATCAAATTCAAATATTATATTTTAACTGGAAAACATATGCTAATGAAGTATATAAAGTAAAAGAATTAGCCACTGGAGCTGATAAGATTATTGTTAAAGATGATAGTTTTAATCCAATGGTAGATGCTGAATTAGAAGCTAGATTTGGTAAATTAGAAAAATCAATAGAAGTTTTATATGAAGGTGCTTTAGTATTAGGTACTGATAAATTACTTAAATGGGGATTAGCTAAAAACATGTTACGACCTAAAAGTAATTATACTAAAGTTAAAATGAATTATGCTATTTGTGCACCTAGAATGTACAAAGGTAAAATAGAATCATTAGTTGGTAGAATTACAGGTTTTGCTGATATGATTCAATTAACTCATTTAAAATTACAACAAGTATTAGCTAGAATGGTACCAGATGGTGTTTATTTAGATGCCGATGGTTTAGCTGAGATTGATCTTGGAAACGGAACAAATTATAATCCACAAGAAGCATTAAATATGTTTTTCCAAACGGGTAGTGTTATTGGTAGATCAATGACATCGGATGGTGAAATGAATGCTGGTAAGGTTCCAATACAAGAAATACAAAGCGGTAGTGGTGGCCAAAAAATGCAATCATTAATTGGTACATATAATTATTATCTACAAATGATAAGGGATGTAACCGGATTAAATGAAGCAAGAGACGCTAGTACACCAGATAAATATGCTTTGGTTGGTATACAAAAATTAGCAGCAGCAAATTCAAATGTTGCAACTAGACATATATTACAAGGTGGTTTGTTTTTAACTGCTGAAACAGCTGAAGGTTTATCACTTAGAATATCGGATATTATTGAATACTCTAATACACGAGACGCATTTATTCAATCAATAGGTGCTCATAATGTTGGTACTTTACAAGAAATGAAAAATCTTCATTTATATGATTTTGGTATATTTATTGAAATAGCACCAGATGAAGAAGAAAAACAAATGCTTGAAAATAATATACAACAAGCAATTTCTCAACAAGGTATTGAATTAGAAGATGCTATTGATCTTAGAAATATTAAAAATGTAAAACTAGCGAATCAATTATTAAAAATACGTAGAAAACAAAAACTACAAAGAGATCAACAAATACAGCAAGAAAATATAAAAGCGCAAGCTGATGCTAACGCTGAAGCACAAAAAGTAGCTGCACAAGCCGAAGTTGAAAAGAATAATGCATTAGCACAAAGTAATTTACAATTAGAAGAAGGTAAAGCTAGATTGAAACAAGTTGAAATGGATAAAGAAGCTGAACTTAAAAAAGATTTAATGAACCATGAGTTTCAACTGAATATGCGATTAAAACGAATGGAAAATCAAATTACTAATAAAAAAGAAAAATATAAGGAAGATCGTAAAGATGATAGAACTAAAATTCAAGCATCTCAACAATCTGAATTAATAGATCAAAGGACTAAAGGAACACCACCTAAAAAATTTGAATCTGCAGGTAACGATGTATTAGGTGGTGGTTTTAATTTAGGACAATTTGATCCTAAATAATTGTTTAATTTTATAATATTATATTATGGCACAAAAAAAGAAAGAAGAAAAGGTAGCTGAAGAAGTTATCGAACAAGGTGGCGACATGAAAATGAAAGCACCTAAAAAACCTAAACCAACAAAACCTAAACAACTTGTTAGTACAGAAGAAGAATCTGATACTATTAAAGTAGATTTAGATAAGTTGAAAGAAAATAAACCTAAAGAAGAACCTAAAGAAGAGGTTAAAGAAGAGGTTAAAAAAGAAGAGGTTGTTGAGGAGATTAAAGACGAGAAAGAAGAGGAAAAGAAAGAGGAAAAAGAAGAAGCACCTGTTGTTGAAGAAATAACAGATGAAAAAGTTGAAGAAGAAGAAGAAGAAGAAGTTCCTACTGAAAAAGAAGTTGTTGAAGAGATTAAAGAAGCTGAAACAACTGGACAACCATTACCGGAGAATATTCAAAAAGTCATGGATTTTATGAATGATACTGGTGGTAGTTTAGAAGATTATGTTAACATTAATCAAGATTATAGTAAACATGATGACATATCTTTATTAAGAGAATACTACAAACAAACTAAATCTCATTTAGATGATGATGAAATTAGCTTTTTAATAGAAGATAATTATTCATTTGACGAAAATAATGATGATGAGATTGATGTTAAGAGAAAGAAATTAGCGCTAAAAGAGCAAGTTGCCAACGCTAAAACCCATCTGGACGGGTTAAAGTCCAAATACTATGAGGAGATCAAAGCCGGTGTTAAGTTAACACCTGAACAACAAAAAGCTATGGATTTTTTTAATAGACATGATTCTGAGCAAAAAGAATTAGAAAAAGCAAATGACATTGCAACAAAAACGTTTTTAAATAAAACTAATCAAGTTTTCAACAAAAATTTCAAAGGTTTTGAATATAATGTTGGGGATAAACGATTTAGATTTAATGTTAAAGATGTTGATAAAGTTAAGACAACTCAAAGTGATATTAATAATTTTGTTAGTCAATTCGTTGATCAAAAAACAAAATTAATGGATAATGCTTCAGGTTATCATAAATCTTTATTTACTGCAATGAATTCAGATGCAATTGCTAATCATTTTTATCAACAAGGTAAAACCGATGCTATAAAAGAAAGTATTGCAAAATCTAAGAACATAAGTATGGATCCTAGATCGCAACACACTAAAATAGAGACAGGTGGAACTAAGTATAGAGTAATTAGTGGTGATGATTCAGATAAGCTTAGAGTTAGGAATTTTAGAACAAATAAAATAACTTAAACTTTAAATTAGAACAAAATGGCAATAGCAAGTTCAGGTGCAGCACTCGAGCACCTACAACCAAGACCAGTCAAAGATTTATTTGCTGGCAACTACTTGGCGATCGGAACAGATTTCGATTTTCAAGACCAGTTCTTACCCGAGGTATATGAGAAAGAAGTAGAAAGATTTGGCAACAGATCTGTCTCTGGATTTCTTAGAATGGTAGGAGCAGAAATGCCCATGGCTTCAGATGAAGTCGTATGGACAGAACAAGGTAGAATTCACGTAGCAGTTAATAATGCAAAAATTAACGCTGCTGGTGATGCTGCTTTGAACAAAATCACATTCGTTACAGAAACCACAGGATCAGGCGCTTTAAGTGCTGCTGACCAATGTGCTTTATTTAGCGTAGGTGATACTATCATACTTAGTAAAGGTACTTCCTCTACTATGAAAACTACTAAATGTATTGTTAAAACCGTAAACACAACTGATATTATCGCTGTTCCTTATTTAGGACCAGACCTAGGAGCTAATGCTGCTGGAAATTGGGATAATACAGCTGCAACTACTGGAATTTCAATAATCGTTTATGGTTCTGAATATGGTAAAGGATCTATTAATGTTGGAAACACAAAAGATGCTAAGTTTACTTCTTATAGTAATAAACCAATTATTTTAAGAGATAAATATGCAGTTAATGGTTCTGACACAGCTCAAATTGGATGGGTTGAAGTTACTTCAGAAAACGGTGCAAACGGTTATCTTTGGTATCTAAAATCTGAACACGAAGCAAGATTAAGATTCGAAGACCAATTAGAAATGGCAATGATAGAAGGTGAAAAAGCGGCTCATTCATTCACGGTAGATCCAGGTGCTGGTTCTAACAGTTTTACTGTTAAAGGTACTGAAGGTTTATTCGCTGCAATCAACTCAAGAGGTTTAGTGTATAATGACGCTGACTTTGGT